GCACCATGACTGACGCCGCGAAAGAGACCGTGTTCGACATCTTGAACAAGTGGGGATTTCCCACTTTGGTAGCTTTGGCCGCTGGCTGGGTGCTGCGGCACGACGTGTTGCTACCTCTGGTAGAAGAGCACCGGGCGTTCGTGAAGCAACTCGGCGAGACGCAACGCGAGATCAGCAAGGCGATCACCGAGCAAACGCGGCTGCTCTACGCGATGCAGCCGAAAGAGGGACGCTAACGATGCCGATGAATCCGAGACTGCTGCGGCCGAGGGCGAGCGGGTTCAATCCGAGGAGCATCAGCGGTCTTTACGCCTGGTGGGACGCATCTGACTCGTCCACGATCACCACCGATACTGGCGTCAGCGTGTGGGCTGACAAAAGCGGGAATGGACGCAACGCCACTCAATCGACCGGCAACAACCAGCCGACAAGGACAGTGACGATCAACGGCCGTCTCGCGCTGACGTTCGACGGCACGAACGATTCGCTCAACTTCAGTGGCGTGTCTCGCACGGACGAAACCATGCTGGTGGTCGCACGGCAGCGAGACGCGGCAGCCGACGCTGCAAACACCAACCGGTACGGGACGCTGCTGGGGTCCGCTAGCACGTCTCGCGGCCATACGATGCGGAGTCAGTACCAGAACGCCCCGTCGAACTTTCTGTTCGACACGGTGTTCAACGGCTTCAACATTGGCACAAATCGCGCAGCACGGACGATTGGCAACGCGCGTGCCGGCGACACGCTGGGTGATGTGCCGCTCAACGTTTACACCGTTGTCCGTTCGGCAAGCACCGGAATAGCGCAGTTCATCAACAATCAGGCTGGCGGAACCGCGACTACATCGGAGGCGCAAACGCTAGACCGCATCGGCGTCGGCGGAACGTCGAATTACTGGATCGGCGAGATATGCGAGATCCTGCTGTATTCGCGAGCCATCACGGACGCAGAGCGGACGCTGGCTACCGACTACCTCATGCGGCGATGGGGAATCACGGCATTCACATACACGTTGCAATGAGATACTTTCGGGCCACAGAGACCGTCTACGAGCAGGCCCGCGCCGCCTTGGATGCCGCGTGGGGGCTGCCGAACGCGCTCGGCACGCAAACGTGCATTGAGCCCGCTGCAACGGCACCACGCGACGCGCAGGGCCGCATCCTGCTGGCGGTGCATAACGAGTTCTGCGTGTTGCCTGCCGCATCCGAGATGCTCCCGCAACTCCTCGCCAGCGGTGCCGTCGAGGAGATCACCGACGCCGAGTACCAGGCGGCGGTTAGCGTCCCACTGCAAGGCTAGCCGCACGCCCAATACGCTGAATCCACGGGCCACGATGCGGGCCAGACCCGAGCCAGGAGATAGACCATGTCCCATGTGAAGATCAAGCGGTACGAGCGCGACGTTGCTATCACGCTCAGCACCCTAGCCTAAAGGCACGAAACCCGCCCGCTGCAGCAGTTCCACACGTACGCTGAAGGCAGGCCACGCATCGGCTCCATGCCGAGCCACACACGGAGATAGTCATGTCCGACTCGAAGATCCGCCGCAAGAGCAAGGTGCACCAGTTCACGCTGTCCACGGCAACGTCTGTGGCCAACACGATCCCCATGTTCGACATGGCTGGCGGGATTGTGGAAATGGGCACCGTCAGCACCAACGCCACGCAACTCAATCTGTGGATCTCCGACGCGGAAGCCGGGCCGTTCTACCAGCTGTACGACAAGGACGGGGCCGTGGTGAAGATCACGCTGTCGGCGTCCACGACTGACGGCCGTGCGTATGCGATGCCCGACGAGGTGTTTGCGGCCCAGTTCATCAAGTTCGTGTCCGCGACCACCAACAGCACTGGCACCGTTGGCACGGTGATGTTCAAGGGCTGACATGCCAGACAGGCTGCCAACGTTCAAGCCGCCGTGGGTTGGGCAGCGAAAGCGGCCACGGGCACCCGACACGAATCGGCCATCGGCGACAGTTCGAGGTTACTGCTCGGCTGGATGGAAGGCCGCACGGCGTGAGGTGCTGCTGCGGGACAACTACCAGTGCCAGGTATGCAAGGCAGTGGTGGCCGGCAAGCGGGCGCATGTTGACCACATCGTGCCGAAGAGCCAAGGCGGCAGCGATGAGGTCCGCAACCTTCGCTGTCTGTGCGTCTCGTGCCACTCGAAGCATGAGGGGTGGCGGGCGGCGAACAACAAGAAAACTTTTGGCGGTACGAGATAAACCGCGTACGGGTAAGCCCGCGTGCGCGGCATCGAAATCGCAGGGGTTTTTTGAACATTTAGCGGCAAAAGCTGGCCTCTAAAAGCGGCACGCAACGTGCTGTTTCGTTTGGTTCCTAACAATCGGCCCGAGGTGAATCGTGGCAAAAGCAGGCCGCAGGCCGAAGCCGACAGCCCTTCGGATTCTTGAAGGCACCGCGAAGGGGCCGCAAAAACGGGAGCCATCGGCACCAATCGGTGTGCCGCCGATGCCCGAGCGTCTCGCCGTTGACGAGATCGCCGTTGCCAAGTGGCACGAGCTCGCCGGCGTCCTCTCGCGGATGGGCGTGCTGACTACTGGCGACGGCGAAGCGTTGGCGACGCTGTGCGAGGTTCACGCCGCGGAGCAGGCGTGCCTTTTGCAGCTGCGAGCCAGTGGTGCCGTCTCTCACACCGCAGCCGGTGGCATGAAGCCCAACCCGGCGGGGCCGCTCTACCGCTCGCTGGTTGCCATGAAGGCTAGCCTGTTGAGTGAGTTCGGGCTGACGCCTTCCTCGAGGACGAAGCTTGCCACGCAAGTCGAAGTCAAAAAAGACGAGCTCGAAGAGTTCTTCTCGGCCCACGGATAGCCGGCCCGGCATCGACCAGGCCAAGGCCGAGCGTGTCTACTCGTTCTTTGAAAAAGTGCTCAAGCACTCCAAGGGGCAGACGGCAGGTCAGCCGTTTCTTCTACTGCCGTGGCAGCGGTACGTCCTTGGTGAAATCTACGGCAGGCTAAAACCGGACGGCACGCGGCAGCACCGCGTCGGGTACATCGAGATCCCAAAGAAGAACGGCAAGTCGACGCTACTTGCCGGCATCGCCCTTTACATGCTGGTGGCAGACGGTGAGGCCGGGGCCGAAGTCTACGGTGCGGCAAGCGACCGCGAGCAGGCAGGCATCATCTACCGCGAAGCCGCGTCGATGGTTCGCTCGTCGCCGGCTCTGTCCAAGGTGCTGGAAGTGCTCGACTCGCGGAAGACGATCATTCACAAGGCCAGCAACTCGTTCTATCGAGTGCTGTCGGCGGATGCGTTCAGGGCCGAGGGACTGAACATCTCCTGTCTACTGTTCGACGAGTTGCACGCCCAGCGTGGCGACCGCCGACTGTGGGACGCTCTGCGGTACGGCGGTGCGGCTCGCCGGCAGCCGCTTGTGCTGTCGATCACGACGGCCGGCGAGGCGAACAAAACGCACTTGTGGTACGAGCAGCACGACTATGCCGAGCGGTGCATAGCAGACCCGGCGTTTGACCCGGCTTTTTTTGGGTGCATTTACGCGGCTGGCCGCGAGGACGATTGGAAAAGCCCGGCCGTGTGGAAGAAGGCAAACCCGAGCCTCGGCGAGACGATCAGCGAGGAATCATTCGCCGCAGACTGCAAAGAGGCTGAGAACTCTGCTACGAAGCTCAACTCGTTTTTGCGGTATCGGCTCAACATTCCCACTACCTCTGACGTTCGGTGGCTGCGACCAGACCAGATCGCCGCGTGCATGGGGCCGCTGTCGGAGCCTCTTGAGGGCCGGGAGGTGTGGTGCGGGCTCGACCTAGCCAGCAACTACGACACCACGTGTTTTTCGGCCGTGGCTCCCAACGAAGCGGGCGGCTACGACGTGCACGTCATGGCGTGGATACCCGAGCACAACGCCGCCGAGCGAGAACGAAACGACCGCGTGCAGTACACGGCTTGGCACCGAGACGGGTGGCTGACGTACACCGAGGGCCGCAGCACCGACTACAAGCGGGTTAAGGCCGACATCCTTGAGTTTGCCCAGAAGCACCGTATCCGCAAGCTGGCAATCGACAGATGGAACGCGACGCAACTTGCCACCGAGCTCTCCGACGAAGGCTTGCCGGTGACGTTGTACGGGCAGGGTTTTGCGTCCATGACAGCGCCGACGCGCCGCCTGGAGGCTCTTGTGGTCGATGGAAAGGTGCGGTTTGGATTGAATCCGTTGGTAGGTTGGCAGTTAGGAAACGCGGCCGTACAGACCGATCCGGCCGGGAATCTGAAGGTGAGCAAGGCCAAGAGCACGGAGCGCGTGGACGCGGTGGTGTCAACCATCATGGCCGTAGGCGTGCACATGGGCGAGAGCATGAAGCCCGCCGATATGCCCGAGATTTCCTTTTGGTGACGCATGGAAGCGACGGCAGCACTGCCCGAAATCAAGTTCCTCGATACCCGCATGTCCCGCTGGGATGACCTCGTGGCAATGGCCGGCGAGAGTGGCGTGAGGATCACGCCCGAGACGGCGATGAAGACGGCGGCGTACTTCGCTTGTGCCCGCGTGGTGGCCGAGACGGTGGCGAGCCTTCCGCTCCATCTCTACCGCCGGCTGGATGACCACAACAGCGAGCGGGCCAAGGATCTGCCGCTCTACAACGTGCTGGCCCGCAGGCCCAACAAGTGGCAGACCCGCTACGAGTGGGTCGAGCAGATGTGCCTGCATCTGGGCTTTTACGGCAATTCGTACCAATTCAAGGTGGCCGGCGACCGTGGCAGCGTCAGCGAACTGCACCCGCTGAATCCAGGCGGCATGAAGGTGGTGCAGGAAAACGACAAGTCGCTGTCTTACGTCTACACGGATCCCAGCACGGGCCGGCAGCAGGCGTACCGAGACGATCAGATCATGCACGTGCGGTGGCTGTCGTTCGACGGCGTGCACGGCGAGGTGCCGGTAGAACTCGGCAAGGATGCGATCGGGCTGGCTCGCGCCCTGGAGCAGTACGCCGCGACGTTCTATCGAAATAACGCCCAGCCCGGCATCATCCTGCACACCGATCAGGCGTTGCCCCGTGAAGTCCGCGAGCAGCTGCGGGACCAGTGGGAGAGCGCCCATCGTGGCCCGGCCAAGGCTGGGCGAACGGCGATTCTCAGCAACGGGCTCAAGGCCGACAGTGTCTCGGCGACGAACCAAGAGAGCCAGTTGGCAGAACTATGGATGCAGTCTCTGTTGGCCATCTGCCGCGTGTGGCGGATGCCGCCGCACATGATTCAAGAGCTCGGCAGAGCAACTTGGGGGAATCTGCAGAGCGAGATGGTGTCCTTCGAGAAGTTCACCATCGCCCCGTGGCTGCGTCGCATCGAGGGTGCAATCGAGCGTGACGTACTGCCCGAGGACGGTGACCTGTACGCAGAGTTCCTAGTGGAAGGGCTGCTGCGTGGCGACATCACAACCCGCTACCAGGCGTACGAGGTTGCCATCCGAAACGGCTGGCTTACGCCCGAAGAAGTGCGGATGAAGGAGAACCTGGGGCCGATGCAGTCGCCAACCAACGACTCGCCCAGCGAAGTTGAAGACACGCCAGGCGACACGGTCGAAGACGTGGCCGAAAGCGAGGGCACCGCGACGGAAGGCGACACAAGCACGGAGGCTGTAGATGAGTGACGAATTGGCTGTGGCCGAGCAGATCGAGCGGCGTGACTGGGAGTTTGCCGAGGACGCCGGCGTAGCAGTGGAGACGCGGGCTGATGGCCGGCTGACGCTGACCGGCTACGCGGTGCGATACAACACGCTCAGCGTCGATCTGGGCGGCTTCCGCGAAACCATCCTGCCGGGTGCCTTCGACAAGGTACTCAATCGCCAGCGTGGGAAAGGCGACGTGGTCGCGTTGTTCAACCACGATCCAAACCAACTGCTGGGCCGCACATCGAGCGGAACGCTTGAGTTGTCCAGCGATGACAAGGGGCTGCGGTATTCGGTTGTGCTGCCTAACACGGAACTGGGTCGCACGATCGGCGAGCTCGTGGCCCGTTCCGATTTGCGTGGCTCATCGTTCGCGTTCACCGTTGACGCAAAGGGGGAGCAGTGGGCGCCAGGCGAAGACGGCAAGCCGCGACGCTCGATTCGCGAGGTGTCGGGCCTGTACGACGTGTCGGTTGTGACGCACCCGGCGTACCCATCTTCGACCACGAGCGTTGCCCGTCGAAGTTTGGAGGCGTGGCTAGCATCTCAGGAGCCTGCCAGCGAGCCGGCTCCCGAGGCTAAGCCAGATATGCGGCCGGCAGCGGCTGCTGGTCTGCGGCTTCGTGCTGCACGTCTCAGGAGCTTTTTGCGTGGCAAAACCGGGTGACATCTGCCCGCAGTGTGGCAAGGGCCGCGTGCGTACCCGCTCCAGCGTGCAGGCCGGCGAGCACTCGCAGGTGCGGTACATCGAGTGCCAATGCTGCACGTTTCGGTCCAAGCAAGTCGTGCCAGCGGAGTACGTCTGCCGTCGTGCTTTTGTAGATACAAACTCCCGGCGAGGTTAATCGGCATTGGTGCCGTAGTGTGAACGACAGACACGGACTGTCACCGTTCACCATTACGGAGTGCCAAGGATGGCATCGCAACTCACCAAGCTTCAGGACCGGGCCGCCGCTGTGGCTGCCATGCTCGACGATCTCTCGAAGGTCGAGGAGCGTTCCGCCGAGCAGGTCGCGGAAATGGAGAAGCTGGCCGGCGAAGCCGAGCAGCTCGAGAAGGAGCTGTCCCGCGAGCACGCCATCGCCGAGAAGATCACTGCCCTGCGTGGCAAGGTGGCTGCGACTGCGAAGCCCGTCGAGGTTGCGGCCGTTCATGCGGCCCCGGCCCCGGCTGCCGAGCGTTCGCTGAGCGGCAAGGCCCGCCACTTCCGTTCGTCCAGCGACGCTGAGGCGTGCGGCCGGTGGATTCGTGGCTACGTTCTCGGCCGTGCCGAGGATCGTTCGTGGTACGAGAAGCACGTCGAGGCTCGCGCCCTGTCGCCCAACGACAACAACAAGGGCGGCGTGTTCATCCCTGACACCTTTGCCTCGACGGTGATCCGCCTGGTCGAGTCCTTCGGTGCGTTCCCGGCGCAGGCCAACAACCTGACGATGACGAGCGACACGCTCTACATCCCGCGTCGCGTTGGCGGCAACACGGCGTACCACACTGGCGCCAATGCCGAGACCACGGCGACCGACATGGCGACCGACAACGTGATGCTTTCCAGCAAGGAAGTTCGCGTCGGCACCCGCGTCCCCAACCAGCTGATCGACGACTCGGCGATTGACCTCGCCGGGCTCGTGGCTGAAGAGTTCGCTCTGGCCATCGCCCAGCGGATCGACGAGGACGGCTTCATCGGCACCGGGGCCAGCCTTTACGGTGGCATCCGTGGCGTTCAGTGGAAGTTTGAGAACGAGACGCTGACGGCTGGCATCAACGACTCTTCGCAGTCGGCGGTTACGGCCCTGACGGTCGATGACTTCCTCGCCACCGTGGCCAAGGCTCCGACCTACGCGACCCAGAGTCCGACCTGCGGCTGGTACTGCACCCCGCAGATGCACGCTCTGGCGATGCAGTCGCTGGCCCTCGGCGGCAACGGCGCCCTCGCCAACGAGATTGTGGACGGCGTCCGCAGGCCCAACTTCCTCGGCTGGCCGGTGTTCTTCAACAACGTCATGCGGAAGAGTGCTTCGGCTGGCCAGTGCGTGGCCCTCTTCGGTGACCTCAAGCGGTCGAGCCACTTCGCCCTGCGGCGTGCCGTGGCGGTGCGGGCAAGCACCGACCGCTACATCGAGTTCGACCAGACCTACTTCCAGGCCACGGTGTCCTACGACGCGGTGACCTCGGACGTGGGCGACGCTTCGACGGCTGGCCCGGTCGTGGCTCTCATCCTCTGAACCTAACCAACCCAAGGAACCAGAATCCATGAACCACGCGGCCAACGGAAAGTCCGTTATCTCGATCAGCCCCGGCGTTGCGGGCGTTGCCTCTGCTGGCACGCACACCGTGGCGATCGACTGCCTCGGCTACGACTCGGTCAGCATCGACGTGTGCTACCGCTCGCTCGCCAACACGTCTGCCCCCAGCGTCGTGACCATCAAGCACAGCGACACCGACGGCAGCTACGGCACGATCTCGGGTCTGATCCAGGGCACCGACTACTCGCTGGCCGGCGTCGGCAATACCGCCACGGTCAACGTGACGCGGTTTGAGGTGTCCACCAAGGCTCTCAAGCGGTATCTGCAAGTGGCGGTCACGCCGTCTGCGGATGCGACGGCGAACGGCACGAACAACGACATCGTCGTGGCGGCCCGGCTGGGTCGTGGCGAGGTGGGCGTCGATTCGGCGTCAGATGCGAACGTCACGAATCGAGTGGTTCTCGGCTGATCGAAGACGGTAGAACGACAACTCCAACGAAGGAGGAGCCGTGGGCGCGGCGACTTCGGCGGTGGCTGGCGTAAAGCCTGCCATCATTCAGACCGGCAGCGGGCCGATCCGA